TGTTGTCCCCGCAGGCAATGCGCCTGCTCCTATTTTCGACATCGAAATTGCCGCATTAGCGGCAATATCTGCGTCGATAATCGTTCCGTTTTCAATTACATTTGAGGTGATTCTTGTGAGTGGCATAATTTTATTATTCTACAATTACGGATATTTGGTCTTGAACAAGGTCAACCAAAGCCGAGTTTGCGGCAGTCGTATTTTCAACTGACACTCGTAGTTGGCAAATTAAACTTCCCGTGTCTTGCGTTGGGCCAATATTCAATGTGGATACAAGGTTTTCGTTGACATACACTTTAACATTTCCAAGTCCATCACTATATGCTTTGAGGCTCAATCTGGGAGTCGTATGAGTAGCAAGTGTCGCAGAAGTGTTTAGTGTAGGAACTCCTGCTGGTGTGTTGATTGTTTCAAGTTTAATTGCCCCGCCTTCAATCAAAAACCCAAGACCAGAAAATGCGGCATTGGTTGGAGTCATTGGCCCAACTGTAGTGATTGCAGCATCAACGCCACCGAGTTGAATGCGAATTCGGTCTGTTGAAACAGCACTCATTTGACCCTGCCAGATAAGCCAGACGGGTCGGCTAAATTGAATCCCCATTGAGTTGCCGCCACCTTTGGCAAAATATATGCCTTGGTTTGGATTTGCCCGATACAATGCGCTTGATCCTGCTGTCGCGCCAGTGTTTAACCTTGTCCATACAGGAGTCTGGACAGATGCGGCAGATGCACTTCCCGTGAAGGTGTAAACAGACCCAGTAATTGGAAGATTCCACCTTTGAACTTGCAATGGAGCAGTAGAAACAATCAAAGGAACTCCTGTTCCTTGAAAAATTGGATTTGTAATTGTTGTATTAGACATAATTAAAATTTGTAGTAAAATCCATCTTGTTTATAAAAAGGCCCATAAAAATCCGATGTTTTTTGATAAACATCAATTGCAGTTGTATTTACCATTGTAGATGAGTTGCCTGTTCCGTTAATATCAGTTGCACTGTTGTCTACCAAGAATCCTTTAATAGTTGTATTATAAAATGCTTGATTTAAGTTAAGAACTTGTGACCCTTGATTTACGATGTTGATTGCTCCTGTATCTGGTAAAAAACCTCTTGACCAATAAACAGTTGTCCCGTTTGGAAAAGTAGTTCCATGTAACCAATTAGCATCAACAGTAACATTATTTCCATTTACATTTGTTACTGGAAGGAATCTTGCCTTGTCTTGGTATTTAATTAAAATACTCCAACCACCATCAGTTGTAACTATTCCTGTTGCATTTGTTAATGTCAAAACATTAGACGCTTGAGAAACAAGAGTTGTAGTGAGATCAAATTCATATTCAGCAGAACAAGTGTTATTTGTAACAAAAGGATTGCAATTCACTACATTTATTCCTTTTAAACTTGATGGGCATCTTGCATATCCAATCCCAATTGAACGAAGATAAGCTAAAATTAAATAAAACGGTTTTGACTGACAAAAAATTGTATTATTAGAGATAATATCAGTTTCTTTTAATCCCGCAACCTCTATTCCTATCAAACATCCTGATATTACATTGTTTGAAATTTCAACATTCCCAGTTGCATATGGTTGTGCTGCATTAGGCTGATTTGGAACTACAGCAATAGCTACAAATGAATTTTCAAAACGATTCCCAACAATCTTTGCACTTCCTGTGCCTGTTCTAAACGCAAGGCATGGTGTTGTTCCATAATAATATTCGTTCCAGTAAAATTGAACTGGTCTGAAAAAATTGTTTGAAACATTTAGTGCCAAGCCTGACGGCATTACTGGACTACCAGTCCAAGGATTTCCTGCCCAAATAAACCCTTCAATGCCATGATTAACTACTGTATTGTTTATTACTTCCTGTTGAGCATCTTCATTTGTTTGCCATGCATTGATAATCCACTTTTCACAACGCAAATCCAAGAAATTTTCAGCAGAAATGCGATAATCTTCCCATCCTGTAGGTTTGTTTGCGTTTGCAAAGGTATAATCTATCAACCCGTTGTAGTAGTTATCCTTGATTAGGCAGGTTCCAAATCCACCCAATATGGCGGCATGAGGATCGCCAGAGTATTTTCCTGAAATTTGTCCGTTTGTTCCGGGCAAGATTCCATTACCAACTTGATAAATTGGCATTCCAACTCCTGCTTTTCCATATGTCCAAAGAAATTGATTGTTAACGCAAACTAATTTTTTAGCATTGGTTTCAATTGGAATATACAAATCCAAAAATTTCACATTTTGAACATCAATCAAATTTGCAAAATCCGAAGCAATTAGTGAGTCTCTATTATTCCCAGCAATTCCCATTGGTTGAATAGGAAACCCAGTTTGTGAGAGAAATTTACCTGTTGCTCTAAACCCAAATTTATCAACCATCGTCAAATCTCGGATATAAAATTCAACTCCGCCATGTAAATTAAAGTAAGCAGTTTGAAGGAAATAAACCCCGTTGAATACTGCTGCACCATATTCTTGACCAAAAACTAATTCAGTGACATCCATGCCGTCACCAAAAATTGTGATGTCTTTAGTGACTTGAACTAAATATGCCTTATATGAACCTCTTGGAAAATAAATAGCAGCACCAGCAGGAGCAGCAGTAATTGCGGCTTGAATCGCGGCAGTATCATCTGTAGTGCCGTTTCCTGTCGCACCATAGTCTTTGACATTGATAACATCCCCTCCACGGGTCGCAAGACTGCGAGCGGTTGGAGTGCCTGTGACTTGGTAGTTTGAATCTTGGTTGAATGTGGATTGACCAAGCCAATATCCAATCGTGTTGCTGGTCGAAGAATTGTCAGGAGTCGCAGTATAATCTGTGACATCGGTCGATGGAGTTGCGCCACCAAGGGAGACAATCGTGACCACTGATCCGTTTGGAATTGCCGCCGAAAAATTGATGGCAATCGGATTGGTATTGCTGATCGTGAAATTGATTGGGTCTTGAACAACACCATCTATATACACAAGATAGGAACTAGGAAGTAATCCAAAAGCATCGGGAAGATCATAGGATTGCGCTGTGCCATTTCCAGTATAAGACCACCTTAAGTACGGAGAAGTGACATTTGCTCCACCACCCGGGCGAACTAAAAAATGTGAATTAATACTTGCTAATGGCATAATGTTTTATCCTTTTATTTTATTTATCTTCAATATTACTACACAAAAAAAAATTAGAAATATTATTTATTAATTATAATGATACTCCACTTTTTAATCTGTTTATTGATCTTCTCATTAAAGCCATCTCCATAAATTGGCATTCATCTGGGCGGATAGACCAAATTTCTCCAGAAGGCGTAATGTTTCCATTTTCGTCCGACGATTCATCCCATTTGTCATAGCACAACATTCCTATATCAAAGGCATTTAAATTATGAGTGTTGAACTTGTCATAAATATCTTGAGCAATGTGACCAACATGCCATCTAGCTCCAGATAACCCCTTCTGAGCAACGGCATCTTTAAACTTATATTTAACATAATCAACTTCTTGCCAAGCATCCAACCAAGAGTCTGGTATTTCTGATACTTCAGTTTTTAAATTTTTATCAGATGCAAGAATTGGAGCGGCTCCAACATAAAGATTATTCCAACCATTATTTGCTAAACCAAGATTTCTAGCTGTTATATTGGCACCAGTTGCGGGAGTAGCATAAAAAGCCCCACTGGTCATTATATAATTAGGAGTTCCAACTGGAAAATTAAAACTTATCTTAGCTTCACTTGTGAATGTGCTTACATTTAAATCTGCAGAAGTAGTAGCGTTTAAAGCATTCCCACTAACGCTCCCCTCAAAAGTAGAAGCCTTAAGCGTTTGAGTGGAAGGATTATAGCTAAACCCTGTATGCATCTGCATATTCTTAAATCCATTTCCAGTATTTTCTACAAAAGTTAAATATCTATTGGAATTTCCGGTTACGCCACTAACATATACAGGATTTATTTGACCGCTATATAGAACGCCGCTGCCGCCACCGCTGCCAACTTTAATACCACTTCTAAAAGTTTTTACCCCAAGTACGATCTGGTCGCCGGTAGTTTTAACAAGTTTAGTAAGACTATTGGTTAAATTATCTAGAGATGTTTCATCAACAGTAAAACTAGAATTCTCAAATTCAACTAAATTATTTTGAAACTTGCTACCACTCAAAAAAATAGTTTTTTCATAAAAAGTATTTTCACCAAAAATAGCATTATTGCCATCTATCGATACAATCTCGCTTAAAGTAGCAATTCCCACTCCACTTATTGCTGAACGACTTAGGAAATTTTTATACCCACTGATATTTTGACTGCCAGTTGTATAAACGAAAGCGCCAGTAGCTAAATCTGAATATTTAACGCTTTGACCAGACAAGCCATGCAAACTACCAGTACTTGCAAAATATCCAGATCCATATTGCCCAACCAATGCGGGAAAATCTGCATCGATTTGTTTTAATTTTATTTTATTAAGCGCCATATTAAATCATAATTTGCTATGATAGAGAATTGCAGCTGATCTATTATCTAATCCATGAGCTGCTGCCAATTCATCTATTTTGTTATATACATCTGAATTAGATTTAGACGGGTCTTCTACATATTCAGCGCAAACCTCATTCCAATTTTCTAATTCTTCATTTTGAACTATTAGAATAGACATATCCGAAACAATTGTAGCTTGCTCTTTATTCAGTTTTTTAATATTGAATTTAGCCTTCAATATTGATTCTATTTTTTTCTCCAATAACGTCAAAGACGACACAATCTTCTTCATTTTGTCACAACTAAATTTATTATTAATAGCGCCAACTTCGTCAATAGATACTGAAGCCTTAACGCGCGGAGAAATTTGTTTAGTTCCGCCAGTGCCGGAAGGTCTGCCTGAATTTCCGGATGGACTCTTGCTCGATCCGCTACTGGAAGGTCCGCCAGCTTCTTTAGTACCCCCAATTAACGGCTGATAATATCCATTTGCTCGCAAGTCTTTATATTTCTTCTGTGATTCTAGACTTTCTTCCTGAGTTGGCAATCTACCAGTTTGGAAAACATCGAATCCTTCTTCTGGGGTGAGAACGCCAAGTTCAATTAATCTTGAATACACCCTACTCATTAAAACGTTATCCTCAAAATCAATATCTTCTAATTTCGGAATAGGGACTTGTTTAAAACCAAGGGCTTTTCCGACCTCTTTCATTTCCGGAATCAAGAAATCTCTTAAAAATTTTTCTCTTCCGTATTTTAATCTTGCAAAAAACACCTTAACCTTAATAGAAGTATTAGAAAACTTTTCATCACCGAAAAGGATGCTATTTAATCCCATTTTAATATCATTGTCCAATATTTCATACTTCTTTGGATCAAGGAGATTGCCAATATCAGGTATTACAAATTTTGCATTTGTTGTATAGTCGGCTACGAGAACTTTACCAACGCTCTGATTCTCAAAAAGCTTCCTCATTGAAACTAAATTTTGCGCGCTTGGCATTCCAACTTTCTCGTCGCCCATAGTTATCATCAAGACGGCTTGCTGAACGGATCGCGCAATAGCTTGGTCAATTTTTTTAAGCTCTAATTTTGAATTTATATCTTCAAGTACGGCAAATCCCATTGGGACAGAAAGTGGCTCATAATTTTGCTTTTTATAGAAAACCGCGACTAGTCTATCCCTATCTAACTCAAGCCCCACATTATTCAATCCTGCAGGAATAGCTTTTGAGGTTTTTTTCTTGTTTCTCTCTATTATATTTTTAATTTCTGGTATTTTTTCCGCAATTTGCCTATCTGACTCAGTTTTTGGATTTATTAAATTTTGCAATTCATAATCATTCAGCATTTTAACATACACGTTGTCCAAAAATGAAGAAGAAGTAATGATATTAATATCAGCAGGATTTAAAATAATGTATTTAACAGGAATTGTAGACACATTATCCGAGAGATCTCCAGATTCTGCACCAAAAGCCTCCTGAATTTTCATCATATTATCTCTTCCAAAATCAGCTCTAAATTTATAGATGAAGATGTTTCCACTACGATAAAATTCTCTATAAAACTGATCCTGCAAATCCCAAGAATTTATTTTTTGCAACCAAAGATAAAAAAATTTACGACTTTGCTCATTCCCGCCCGTTAAATAAATGTCAGATAAACTAAACTCAGTCATTAAGTCTATAGTATTTCGAAATATTGGAACGTTCCAGTAAGCCTTCTGGCAGAGAACGATAGTATCTTTTGCAGAAATATTGGAATCGTAATTGCCTTTTCCAGTTCCGTAAATAAAAGGAACCACGCCTCTTTCAATATTGGAAAATCTATCGGTTTTAGTAATTGATGCCGCAGTATTTCTCCTCATACTGGTTTCCCCAGTTCTTTCACAAGACGAAGCGCTAGCAACTCTCAAATCATCATCAAGGCTAGCCATGACAGCTTGAGGCAGTTCAATTCTTTCTTTTTTTATAGAAGCTTCAACTTGCTGAGTATCGAACGAATTGGCTTTTTCTGCTTTTTGTCTAGGCATTAATTTTCCTTTATTTTAATTGATTAAATTATCAGTTGTAATAATATTATGATATAATTCTACACATTTTATAGAAAAAAAGGATTAAAATTGTATTTTGGCTTTTCAGCCCTTTCAGAATGAAGATCAAAGTAAACCTTAACAGCCCAATTGCCAAGCATTAATGCAGAGTAATTATCTTTTCTTGGTTTATTGGCGCTTGTTAATCTTCTCAGGTGTCCGGGCAAATCGAAACTTTGAGTTCCACGAGCGGTAGAGGAAACTTGAATTAGCGCGCATTGATCTTTGGTATCTTTTATAATAAAGTCTTGCTGCTCCATAAAATCTCTTATTCCTAGCTTTGCTCTTTCCAGAGCGTCATCAGGAGCATCGTCTATTCCTTTTGGATATATGTATTCTATTGGAATATTCAAAGAAAACATTTGATTTACTATATCTGGATGAGCGCATGAAGCACTTGCAAACCATAGTTTTTTATGATCTATACAGCTTTGAAGATAACCATTCGCTCTTCCAATAAATGTAGACGTAAAGTACTGCTTTATACATATGTTTCTAGTATCAATATTATATTGAGACTTCGCCTGCTTAAGCATCTCATTATATTCGTCCCCTTCTTTATCAGAGTTGAATTCAAAAAATCCAACCTTCATGCCCTTTGCTTTAAATATGGCAGATCCATTAGCGGCTTCAATAAATTGGTCACCACCAGCATTATCAATTATAATGAGACTAATATTAAAGTGAGTGAGTATATAATAAAAATATTTAATATGATCCTGTATACTTGTGCCAGCTTTTTGATATCCATGCACATAAACACAAGTGCCATCTTCCTCATTTAATTCCAAAACAGCCATAGCAAAATAGTCAGAACTTTTTGAAGCACTAAAGCTCGGGTCTATAGCCAGAACATATTTTTTATCCCTGTCTCCAACTATCTTAGTTGTGGGATACTGTCCATTTGGCACAGTACACAATGTCATCTTTTTTGGTGAAAAATAACCATCGCCGCCATCAACAAACCTGGCGCAGTACTCTCTAAGAAAAGCTGAATGACTGATTCCGCCGCTTTTGGCAAGCTGAATTACACCTTGATCGATCATATGCTCCGGAAGCGACTCGTAACTCATTTGAGAAACAAAGTAAGTTGAATTTTTCATCGCCTCCATTCTATCTTCGCCAATTTTCTCCGAATCTCCCAATATAGCTGGATCTCTAATTATATCAGACCATATTGAATACAACTCAAATAAGTATTCAAAAGTATAACTGGCTGAACTCAATGTTATCATCTTGTTCATGTTTTTAAACACTGTCCTATCCCTCTCCTGCATTCTTCCAGCCTTAATCATTTGATCTTCGACTTCTCTAACTCTAATTCTTTCAGCTACGTCCAATGGAGAACTCATAAATGGCATAAGAACTCTTTCAACAATATCCTTTGGCATCAAAAGAAACTCGTCGATAATCAAAACTGAAGCTCTATAACCTCTAGTGTTTTCACCTCCAAGCGGTATAGCGGTAATCGATCCGCCGCTTGGCAATTCTACCGGATACACATATTCATCATTTCTTTTTATAGGACTTTTAAAACATTGGAAAGCCAACCCTGCGTCTTTAGCATTGAGCATTTTATCTATTTCCATAAAAAGCCTGCGAGAAGTTCTGAAGTTAGCTGAAGCAATTAGAATTTTACTCCCTGGTTCAAAAATACACTGAATAATGCAAAAAACCGCAGCACAAAAAGTTTTAGAAGCACCTCTTCCCCAAGTAAGCATACTAAAATTTCTATTAAGCATAGCCTTAATAGTTATTTCTTGATATTTTTCCAACTTTATTCCAAGAAAAAGCTCAGTAGTCAATCCAATGTTAGATTTTAAGAATTTAGCTAGTGTTATTCTAGCGTCAAAGTCATCCATTTCACCGCGCATCTCTTTAAGCTCCTCATTAAAGTGCCTATCCGGAATGATTATATCTTGATTGCCTACTTCCCACATAATTATATTAGATTATGCTCTATTAAATATTGAAAATCAAAAGTTTTAACTTGAGATATATCTAATGATAAAATTTTAGGAATTAATTCAGATGATTCCTTCCTTCCACCAGAGAAACAAAACTGAACATTTTCAGGAAATTTTTTACAAATTTCTCTAAACCTATGAAAGATAAAATCCGTAGAAGCTTTAGCAAATCTTCCAGTTCTTGAATAAGAAAATGATAAAAATTTGTTAATATCGCACTCTGTAACTACGACTATATAACCATTTACCTCCTTAGCTCTATTTATCTCTCTGTCAAATCTATCAAAACCTGAAGACAAAGTGGAAACAAGATCGCTAAGAGACTTTCTTTCAACAGCCAAAACCCCATTGCAAGAGTAGTCTCCAAAATCTAATTTCTCGCTAATTATCTTATAATTTGATAATTTTATAGGTTTTTGCTCTCTAGTATCAATAGTTATGTTTTCTTTATGAATAAAATTAAAATTTAATTTATTTTTATTATACGTATATCTTCTTTTTAAACCAGTAGAGTCTATAAATGTATCAAGTTCATCGAAGAAAAACTGGTAAGTTTTCATTGAAGGAAGATACGACACGGTTCTTATCTCGGAGGACGAAGGAAAGTAGCATACACTTTTCAATTCAGAATGCGCAATAATTTTATACAATAAGAAATCTTTTGCCAAACCATTTTTTTCAAGCTTGAGCCAAGCCAACATGTTTTTTTTATTTACGAAGTCTGTCAATAAATATTGTTCAAAACTTTTAAAATTAATTGACTCGTTTTTCAATAAATCACATTTGTTCATATGAAGATTACAATATTGATCTATTCTTAGCTTATGATCATCTTTTATATGCTTGATAAAATCGTCCTTATTACTAGACGAATATTTACAATTAATATGTTTGCATTCAAAAACCATAATATTAAGTATTAAGTATTAAATATTTCTTTTGGATCTATTCCACGAATAATAGCCTTGAATTCATCCACAGATGAAAGTTTTTCCACCTCTTCCTTTAAAGCCTCCCTTTGACGCTCAGCTAAAGCGACCATTCTCTCCCTATTTTCTTCTTGTTTCCATGCATAAACTAAATTTAAAATAGATGCATTTTCACTTCTTTTTTCATCTATTCTTTTTGATCTATTAACTGTTAGACTTTTATACAATTTGTCCTGCCTCGAAATACATTGATTATATTCAGTCTGAGCATTATTAATAGCCTCATTTAAACCCATACTTATTTTTTTACCCTCTGAGTCAGACGCCATATCGTCCAATGCCATTCTTAAATACTCTATTCTTCTTTGAATATCTGCGGCTATTACAACTTCATTCGAAAGAGTTATAAATTGGTCAAGCTCCTCTTGACTCAAGTCGTCCTTATCATGAGTATAACGTATAAAAGCATCCTCAAACAGCTCTCGGTCTTCAAGTCTTGAATAACTATTAATTTGATAAAGAAATCTAAAAATTTTTAAATAAGAAGATAGCGATTCTACGCATTTAATTTGCGCTCTTTTTAAAACATCCTCTTTCCATCCATAATTTAAATATTTATTTATTCTAGCTATTACTTGAACAAATGTGGATGGAGGTCTGTATTGTTCAGTTGCTATTTCGGGTTTTTTAACATGAGACGGATTATAAACAATTGTTTCAAAATCGCCAGATTCACTAATTCTTAAACTTTTTTTATCCTCTTCATTATTTAAAAATTTAGCATATTCGCTTACCGCTCTATGTTCTTGATGAAGAGCGCTGATCTTATCATCATTGAATAATTTCCTTGTGAATATGAGAGTTGTAAAATTCTTTGACTTGCAAGCCTCCTTTATTTTTTCTTTTTGCTCTTCTGATAAAATATATGGATCAACTTTTTGAATTACATTCACTCTTACCTTGCCAATTTGAAATTCCGCAATATACTCCTTTATAGCTCTACCCTGCTTACTCCTACCGTCTAATAAGCTATTATTAAACACATTTTGAGTCAACTCAGACAAATTTGGAGAAGCGCCACTCTCAAATGCCGCCCTAATTAAAGTTTGTTGCTCAAGCGTTAATTCTATTTTTTTATCTTCAGGCTGTTCCATTTAAATTAAAAATCCAAAACAAGTTGTTTAGCTATTTTATATATTTTATTCTTTATTTTTTTAATCTGCTTATATCCGGGCGATCTATTTTTTTCACTTGTCTTGTATCCCATCAACTTAGCGGTTTCTGTTTCATTTTTATTATCAATATACAAGCTGGAGTAAACCTTCCACTCAACGAGTGTCAACTTATCTTTAATTTTTTCATGAAAATTTTTGATTTTAACATCGTAATTTATATGGGTGTCGTCGTCTTTTATATCTAATGGGGAAAAATTAAAATCATTTTGATTATTTAAAGAATTATCATGAATGCTAATTGGAAGTCTTATATCATAAGCGGCTTTTTTGCCGACCTCCCATTTTGCATAAATACTACAGTCTGAATTTTGCAAATCATATAATGAGCACAAATTCCCCCCCTGATTGTACTTGCACTGCATACAAGGCTTAGAAAAGGACGAATAATTATTTCTTATCAAATTTGTCATTTGATTAGTGATAATTGTATTGAGCCAAGGTCTCAATGGTCTCAAATTATCCCATTGATCCCATTTATTAAATATGTGCAATCTTATCTTTTGACAAACATCGTCAAAATCCATCCACGCAATTGCTGTCAATCTCCACTTTCCTTTTCTTTTTGTCAATTCTGCGTCTATTATCGGTAAACATGTCTCAAATAACGGTTTTTCAATTTGAAAATTTTCTTCGATAGACATGATTATTAATCTATTTGGATAACTCTTGGTTTACTTGACGCTTCAAGTCTGAACTCTTCCAATATTTGTTGATCACTTTTTCTAACCCCATCGTCGCTCATTTTAAAATCATCACCAGCTGAAATAGATCCAGAAGAAACGCCATCCATCAAATCTTTAAAAGAAATTCCAGAAGCATTCGCGCTTTTCTCAACGCTCACCCCGCTCCTAAACGCCCCCCTCCTAAATGCTGTTAAAACTTTTTGCGTTTTAGCGTAATTTTCCGCACCATCCTCTTCTTCCTCAAGGTAAGATTCTCCACCATCCTCGCCGCCCTCATCATTTACAATCGCCGCGCGAATCATTTTGTTCGAGCCGCCATTTGATCTAATAGTTTGACTTTTATTTTTCAACTCCCTCAATTCCAGCTCCAAATCTTTAATTTTTTGCTCGTCTTTACTTTTTTGAATAATTTGAATTGAGGCAGATGAAGTTAAACCAATAGACTTAGACAAACCTATTTGATTTCCACATTCTGTACAAAATTTAGGTTTTGAAAACTTGTATTCAATTTTTGCAAAGCATTCTTGACAATATAATTTCATATTTAATTTATTTTAACCGGTATACTTTAATTATAATTAAAAAAAAGAAATAATCAACTTTTTATCCATAACCTTAATGCAGAATGTATTAATATGTTAGATGAATATTCAAAAAATAATCAAAAATTCTGGCGCGGAACATTTTGTAGAGATGGTGAAAAGCGAATTAAAAAAACGCGGCGGGAAAATAATATTTAAAAACACGGATATTGTCCATAGGGATATTGATGGAGAGTTTTCAGAGTTCAATATGACAATAAAATGTTATATAGAGCCGTCTTCCAATTACTGGATTGGTGTTTTGGCGCATGAATATTCTCATTTTCGCCAAAGTATCACAGAAAGCGATTATTGGACTAATTTTCAGAATGAAGTTGCAGAAGTGGACGATTTTGATAAAATATTTAAAAATAAAAAGACAAAACTCAGCGGAGCAAAAGCGAAAAGATCGAAAATTATCTATCATGTTGTTGGAATGGAATTGGATTGTGATAAATCGGCAATTAAACTAATTAATAAATACAAGTTGCCAGTTGATAAAAATGAATACAGATCAAAGGCTAATATAGTTCTATATAAATATCTTTATTGGGCGGAATATGGAATTTGGCCAAATATAAATGACAAAAAAACAAATAAAACTGTAGATTGGCGCGAACTTAAATTAAATAGACTACTTGCAGAAGAAAAATATAGTTGCGTGGATGATATACCTAGAAAATTATTTTATATATTTGAAGAAAATTAATACATCATCTATTGAATTAGGACAGCCATCCATTACGCTCAATGAAACCTGAATGATTATTTAAATACTGATGAATATTATCGCTATTCCCCCTATAAAGAGCAGCCCACAATCCGCAATTCCCAGAATGCGTAATCAAATACTTAGTCCTTGAAACAATGATAGTCGCGGCTAAAAAATAAGCAGCACTTAATTTTCTTTGCTCGATTGGCAATGAATCATGCACGGACATATTTGAATTTTTATTTATTAATGGTATTTCGCTGAAAAAAAAGCTATTTTTATATCTTTTTTGAAAATCTAACAAAAATTCAACCTCGTCGGTTTGTACTAAAAATTTAATATCAGGAAATTTTACTAAAATATCATCGACTTTATTAAAAAAATCCTCATATTTAGCCAAATTAGTTTCGGTGCATTTATCATTTCCCCTATAAAAGACAGAACACGTGTTATTAAAATTTATTCTGTATTTATTTTGTAAATCTAAAATAATTGAATCTACCATTTCAGTAGGTGAAAAATAAGCATTTACAAATTTATTAATTGAATTAAATTCAATTTTATTATATTCCAAAAATTGAGAATCAAAATCAAATTTACACTTTTCAAAAAAGCCTGTTATATTTTCTTTTTTAAAAAAGAAATTAGACACATCTTCATCAGTATTTTTATATTTAATAAATAATCCTGAGCCATCTATGCTTTCAGGCAACTCGCCATTTTGATTAAAAAATTCTATAATTTTATATAACCTTACTGAACAATGAGAAAAAAAACCCGCACCATAATGATGGTCAATTTTTAATATATTGCAATTATTCATATTCAATATTTTACTAAGGTTCTTTTTATTATAAAGCACTTATTATTTTTTTGTAAAGCATTTCGTCTGCAAGTGGCATGTTTCTTACTATTTCAAGATTTTCTTTAACAGCTTCTATTTTTGTATAATACAGTTCTTCATTCAAGTCCGATATATTAAAATTTTCATTCAGCATTATTATACCATTTGGATTGAATATAGAATCTATTTTATCTGTGCCAAAGTATACCGGAATAGTTCCATTTGCAAAACAATCAGTTATCTTCTCAGTAAAATATGTATTCATTTTACAATTTTCTATAGCTACTGAAAACATATAATCTTTCAATGCCTCAGTCTTTTTATTATGATGATAACAATTTGATCCACCTATTATCTGACTGCCCATTACGCCTCCACAAAAGTCAACTAACCCATTCAATCTGTTTGCCCATTCTAATCTGTACGCATGCCCACTGCACATATTTTTATTAGAAGACAAAAATGAAACTAATTTAGTTTTTTTATAAACACTAAATTCTTCTTTTGGAGTCCATGGATAATTACTTCCAGCAAAACAATATTCAAAAAACATCGGGTCAATTCCTATCAATTCATAATCATATGTGAATATTTTTTTGTATAAATTTTTATATTTTTGATAATTGTTCAACACATCCTGAGTAATATTGGGAGAGATCATTTTAGATTCACATATCCATCCAAACGTTTTGTCTTTATTTTTAATATCGCGATGAACGCCGGCAGCTATTGCGTTATCTATATATACGTTAATTTCCTGATCTTGATTTGACCAACTAAAATTAGCTGGTTTTATTTTACCACAAGAACTAAAATTAATATCAAACGGAGCTCCAAAACATCTTATTTTAGCAACAGGCTCGGTAATGGGTTCGGTAATGGGTTCGGAAACTACAAGTTTTTCATTTTTGACCGCTTTATTATTAATAGAAATATACCCCTTTTTAACAAAGTAAGGAGCAGGATCTCCGAACGTTCGATTATTAAAAATCACCCTGCCAGTTATTCCAAATTTGTATTTAAAACTGTCTCCAACGCCATAAGCCGCATCATAAGTAAATTCACTCGAATAAGATGAATTTTCGTCTCCAACATATTCAAATCCGGACGGTATTAATTTTATTTTAATATAGCCATTTTTTTGCACTCCTGGACACGGATCACCAAAAGCTTGGTTATTAAAAACAATATCTCCGCTAATATCATTTTTATAAAATAAACTTGTCCCATTGCCATAAACCGCATCATACAAACCCTTATTCGAATAAAAAGAATTTTCATCCCCAGCATAAACAAAACCATCACGCTCTTCTTGCGGAGCAGGTCGAGTCGAAAAAGTATCTAAAAAAAACTTTATAGAATCTTCGCTAATATTCAGTATACCATCCGGGCTAATTTTTTTTAACTTATCTAACAACAGTCCCTTATGGTGATCTACAAAAAACAAATCTGTAGTTTTAAATATTTGTATGTTATTTATAATCGCCGAAGCTTTTATTTCAAAGCAGTCTCCATAGGTTGGCAACCCTGATTCATTTACAGATTGTCCTATTTCATACCAGTTGTCACAAAATGATATTATTTTCTCGGGCGAGATATTATTAAATAACATTTTATTTTCAATTGGAAACTTTAAATCATGTATTTCCTGCTCAGAAACATGTTTTAAAAATTTTCCAAAAATATGTGGTATTTTTCTATTAATTTGAATCGCTCCACTTTCATCACGCAGTATTCCATAATGTCCAGAGCAAGTTACAAATTCGCCGCAATAAATCCCAGAATCACTATTTTTATATATAGATTCTAAATTGAATTTTTCATCAGGAATTGAGTCGCAATCAACATGTAAAATGCTATGGTCTGGAAATTTAATAGCGGCATTTTTTATGGCTAGCGACTTCAAATAATATTTAAAAACCGTACTTCTATATACGCTGGTAGAGGCTCTTGAATTATCAACAGAGTGATCTTTCAATAAATTAAAGTCCACCCTGATATTGGAATCAACAAGTTTATTTGAAAAATCACTATCAGAAGTTACGCAAAAAATTATGTCATCAATTCCAAGTTCTTTTATTTTTTTAAATAAATATCTTGTATATATCTCATATATCTTGCCGACAGATAATGTATTTATTACTAATTTGCGAAACATCGTGCTGAATTAAGTTATTTTTTATCTGGTTTTTTAATTAATCCAGTTTTCTCCATGACGAATCTAAGTAATCCGGATCTAACTATATCGTTATACTCTTTCAATTCAAAGCAGCGAATCCCAAAATCTTCGCTCTCTTTATCATTGAACAAATCGAACATTCTACGGAAACCAGACTTAGCTCCAATATCATTTTGATTAACAGAATCTCCAATAAAAAATATTCTTGTGAATTCGCCGCATCTTGTCAAGACTAGAAATAGATCATCCCACGTCATAGACGAAGCTTCATCTACAATCACGGCTTTACAATTCCAAGAACGCCCTCTAACAAAGCCAACTGGATGACAAGTTATCCGATTGTCTTTCTTCAGCTTTGCAATATCCGACTCTGACAACATCTCCTCCAACTTATCAAATAAAATCGCATTATATGGAGCCATTTTCTCTTCGCTGGTTCCAGGAATAAAACCAATTTTGCCTGTGGTCGAAGACTCGACGGGATTTCGGATAAAGATAATTTCGTCAACTCTTTTTGAATTCAGCAACTTCAAAGCCGACATCACAGCAATATATGATTTTGAGGTTCCGTACAGCCCATCAATAAAAACGCACTTTGTATTTTTGTCCTCAGCAATTTCGAATATATGCTTTTGTTTATCTGTTAAGTCAGACCTTTGTTTTAAATTGAGGATGTATGGAATCTTTGGTCGCTGAGATACTTTTAATGAAGTATCCTCCCGTATTCTAGTTGGCGCCGTTTTATTTTCAGCATGGTCCAAAATTTCGTTCTTTTTTACCGCCCTGCGCGTGCGAGTTTTTGATTTTGACATATTTTGTATAAATATTGCTATAATGAATATTACTATAATAAATATACACTGAAAAGGGCGCGCTTCTAATTTTTAAATTTACACATTTTCCACATTTTCACATTTTGTAAAATCCCGGTCCTGACCCGGAGGGCTCGCGCTCTTTTTATTTTATTTTATTTATTATTTTTGCCGCTGTTACTTGTAGGATAGACAGATTAAAAGATACATAGATACATAGATAAGATAGAAAGATATATGGTTTTCTTTATTTTGTATTATTATTAGATTATTGTATTTGTATTGTATTGTTATTATTATTGTATTGAGCTATAGTCTTTGCGTGATATTAATTTAATTTAATATATTTGCACATTAAAAGTCGGAAAATCGCAAGCCCCCGGCCCCGGCCCTGCAGGCATGAGCAAATTGCGCTTTAAATTCTTTTTAATTTATTTAAAAATAGGGGGGGTGTCCATGTTTAGCAGATTAGTTCAGATTAATTCAGATTAGTTCAGATTAGTTCAGTTATTTGCTCAAGGGCGTAATATAATATACAATATAATACAATAATATAATAATACAATAAGATATTCCTAATGGGCTTAAGTTTTAATAAGGTTTAATATAAGGTTTAATATAAGGTTTAACAATATCAATAATGTCAATAATTTTAATGCGTTTAATATATATTCGGATATAGAAGGTTAGTGTTATGTAGTTTTTTTATTGGGGGAGACTGAATTTGAAGACCCCCGCGAGCTTTTTGGGCCCATGGCTACCCTAAATTCGAAAAATTGGGGGGTTACCCCAGCGCTATCGCCCGCAAACCCTGATAAACACTCGCTCGCAAGCCCTCCCGACCGCAAACCCGCATAAATACTCGTTCTGCGGGTGTCAAGGGGAATCTTTCTGAATGAAAAAATAAAAATTCAAATAAATTCAAATAATCCTTGCTCTGCTGATGATCTGTGGTAGATTAGAAACATGAACAACACGAACAACGACGACAACAGCAGCAACCCCGATCTCCTCCACGCTCTCCGCGTGTCCTGCGGCAATCTCGCCATCTGCCTCGATGAGGACGATGAGCAGACCGAGGTTGAGGTTTCCCCTTTCATCGCGGGAATTGACTTTTCCCGCTCGCTAAACGCTCTCGCTTCCCTGTAAAATAATCCTTGACTTAATCTCAACTTTCCACTACATTAAAAACATGATACCAATAAACACCATCCCACTACACGCTGTAACTCACCCTCAGCACTTCATCAAATTCAGTGCAACGCGCATCTCAAATGATCGCGGCACACGCGACTCTGGACAATTCCAGATTCACTCCTCGACTCGCTTGTTCCATGTGTTCGCTGTGAAACAGCCCGACGGCTCTTTCATTGGCAACTACCACGGCACGGAAGAGACTCGTCTCGAACTGGTTAAACAGAAGGCTGACAAGCTCGCGTTCATCTGCGGGATGTATGGGGTTGGCGGTCAATCACTTACCTGCGACGATGGTATTCAACTCGACGATGGTTCTTGGATTTACAATGGCAGTTATGACTGCTGGAGCGACTAAAATCCTCCGCAACAACAGCTTACGATGATTGTCAGGTCGGCGACTGCGTAGCGGTCCCGGCCTGGCACGCTTTTTGCTATGCCCAGCCCTGCACGGCGATTGCTGACTATAGCGACCCTCGATCCTCGTAAGTTGTTCAGTATCAACGACTTAGGGGCCCGTCGGGCCCGTAAGTCCTTGGATATCAACGACTTATGCAAATAAGGTTGGCACGATTCCTGATTAGCGCAATACCGGGCCTGGCAC